ATCTATCATGTTTCTAGGTATAGATGCTAATACTTGCCGGTAATAATCAGGTCGATTATATGTTATAACCGCAACGCCTATTCCTGATGATATTTTTTCCATATTTCTCTTAAAGATTTAATAGCTTCGTCTTGCGTTGCAACTTTTTCAGTAGGTCCATAACCTTGAATTACCGAAAAATTATTTTTTTCAATGAAAGTATCGACTCCTTTTTTAAATACTTGTTGAAAATCCGAATCAGATCTAATTTTAGATTGATTGTGGTTAGGAACTATATCTTTCAAATATTTATTAGATCCATTTACATCGACAAAATATCTAAAGGGTGGATTGTAACCTTTTTTAATGATTTGATATGTGTGATCCACATGTTCCATCGCATTATAAAAATTTTCATCCATTATACCAACATCTTTCAATACATCTATATGATAATAACTGAATGCCCCCAATACATTAGGAAATATATCTATTGATACATCAGTATTAGGATAATTGATAGTTTTTAAAACATTTGGTTGATTTAAATGGTTTAAATTGTGATTACCATGCAATGCATAATTAAAATGTTTCAGTCCAGTTTTATTAGAAGCATTTATATAAAAATTAAAAACATTAGCATCTATAATTTCAATATCATCTTCCATTAAGAAAATATGATCACAGTTTTTCTCGATTAAGAATCTTAAAGCATGATTTTTAGCTTTAGCAACACCCTCTCTGCCGCTTGTTTTAAAATAATTAAATGGTTTTGATGTTATATCATCTTTACCATCATTGATAACTATAAATTCGCAATTTTCACTATTATTAATTGCTTTTAGCAAACTAGAAAACGATTTTTCAAAAAAATCTAACCTATCACATGTAATAAGACCAATGCCTATTTTGTTATTTTTTGTTTGCATATTGTTTTTGTAAAGTATCCATAAATTCCAGTAACTCATCTTGAGTTACCCCGACTGGATCATTTTGTGATGGTATATATTTGTGTTGATGATAAAAATAAGCAAAAGATAATTGTAATGATTTTTCGAGTTTATCGTTTTTGACATCCACATCTTGGAAGTTTATTTTTTCTATTTGAGTTGAGGACTCTTCAATATCATTTTGAGAAATGGTTGGGTTATAATGGTTGGGAGGATATACCTTTTCCTTTCTCAATTTTATTATGTAGTCCAATACGTCTAAATTTTTACTATTAAAATATCTTTCATCAAAAAATTTAAAGTTTTTAACAATACCGGAATATAAAAAGATAAAATTTGTATTTAAATTTGGACTTAAATTTAGTTCCAAATTATTAGAATCGTCTTCTAATGTTATATTATTATTACCCGGTCCTGTTATAAACCATGTACCAAAGGTATTTGCCAAGTTTATGGTTTTATTAAAAATATCTGAATTTTTGATTGTTACGTTTGAATTAATAATAAAATAGTACTTAAACCCCATTATTCGTAATTGGGTTAATACATAATTTCTTAATGTAGCAAAGGAAACTTCTGTTGTGTAATGTTTATTTGATTTCGATGTTTTTTTCTTATTGCAAACAACCACAACATTGTCTTTCAATTCATCAGGAATTGAATTCAAACAATTTTGTAAGTCTAAATCTGAATATACATCTATTATGCCTATACCAATGTCTTTGTTTGTCATATTTTGTTAATGCTGTAAATTTCTTTAATGTAATCTGTTAATTCTTTTTTGTTTTTTATATCGATATTGTTGATATAACTTTCAATGTCATCCATTATGTTAACATATTCTAATTTTTTTTCCACTTGATCTGTGTTTATTTTAATATCAGGTTCTTTATAATCCAACCTAAAATTGACAGGTAAATGTTTTTGTATTTTAGAACTGAGTATTGTTAATTTATCAGAATCAATATGTGAATCGACCACCAAACTTATGTGATTTTTAGCAATTTTATTCTTTAATTCATCATCAGTATCTTCTCCTGTTAATATTTTATTTACAGATAATTTAAAATATTTTGGTGATATATCATTTTCTATAAATTCAAACTCATTTTTATCAATATCGTAGATATATACACCTCTGTCGTCTAATGTATCTCCAAAGTTTTGTTGATAAGGACTACCCAAATACATTATTTCGCCATTATCGTATTTTCTGTGATCTTTTTTGTGAAAATGACCAGACACGATGGTTTTTGCTTTTTTAAAAAGATCGTTTGAACTCATACCGTGTTCACACACCTTATAAGTGTTCATATAAAAAGAAACAATTTCAAAATGACCAAAACATACGTCAGAGTTTGGAATATCTTCAAATTTAGTACCCCATGGAACCAAAACTCCCTTTTTATTTCCCAGTTTAATCTCTTTTGGTTCTTTATCTATTATTTTTATATTAGACCAACCATCTAAAAGAGATATAGAGTTTACTAAACTATGATCTTTATAAAAACTATCATGATTACCGGCTAATATATAGATTTGAAAGTCTTTAAAACAATCAAAGAATTTTTTTGCGGTGTCTAATGTTGCTACCGATATTTCAGATCTATTATGAAATACATCACCACATATAACAATATCATTAATGCCTTTTTCTAAAAATTTTTTAGAACACCAGTCTGCAAACTCTAGTACTATGTTGTGCCAAACTATACTATCTTGGTTTAATCCTATGTGTATATCTGTGAAAAGTCCAATTTTACTATCTTTGATCATTACTATATAAATTTTTATTATTTTTGTAAACGTTTTGATTTTCTGCTATTAAAGACAATTCTTCTTGGTATTTCAAATGAGTTTCATTCAAATGTTTTTCTTTTTTAATTCTATTTCTAAATGCATTAAATGCTATTCGAGTAAAATACGAAAAAGGATTTGTTCCCTTTACTCTATCATACTTTTTTGACATTAGTGCTTTAAACATTCTAATTAATGCATCCCCAACCATATCTTCTCTGTAAGTGTAATTAATAAAGTTAGATGCATAGCTCAATTTGTGAGCAATTTTATTCACCATATCCGCTAAATTGTCACTCAATACACCACTATCATAATAGTGCATTATTTCTTCATCGAATTTTTTAGGCTCAACATAAAAATCTTCTTTTTTTGCCCCGTTCTTTTTTCTTTTTTTGGGCATTGCATCATCGAGTGCGATTAAATCTTCTTCTATATCAGCTATTCCGTCTACATTGGCATATATGTCATCATCGTCATCGTCTAATAATGATTCTGTTACATTATTATCATCAGACATGACATCATCGATATCGTCATCGACCAAATCGTCAATTAAATCTTCGTTATTGTATATTTTTTTCTTCATATTTAAATTTTTCTGTATCGTAAAGTTTTTTTCGTTCTTTTAAATGCGTTTTTCCATACTTGGTATTATCTGATATATCAAATATATTAGCCATTGTTTTGGTTGGGTGTAACCTAAGTGCTCTACCAATAGATTGCATTATTTTTATCTTGGCTTTTCCGGCTGATGCAAAAATTATATTATGTAAATTCGGTATATTAATACCGGTACTAAATATTTTAGATATTGCTACTACTATTATATCATTTTTTTCATTCATTAATGATCTAATATTTTCACGTTCTTCCATTTCTGTTGAACCTCTGATAAAATAGAAAGGTTTTTTCGTAATTTGTTCTAGTTTAGATACGATATTAATACCATGATCGATTCTATCGACCATTATTATAGTATTGTTTTGTAATTTATTAGCCAAATTACATATTATTTCATTCCTTCTATTGTTTTGCAGTAAAAAATCCATTTCGGATTGATATGCTTCTGCTGGTTTACTAAAATTTAAAGTTATTTTTGGTATATTCCTATGAATAACATTCAAAATTATTATTTTAAAATTAGATATAAATTTCTTATTCTTTAAATCTTCGGTTTTTTCTTGATATACGATGGGACCCAACTTTCCAATAATATTCCACTCATCTATAATGGTTGAGGGCATGGTTCCCGTGAAACCGAATTTAAAAGGAGTTTTAATAAATTTAAAAACACTGTTAATCTCATTATTTTTCTTAATGCAATGACATTCATCAACCATTAATATTTTAACATCATCTAAAATAGATAGATCGGTTTTATCGGATAAAAGAATTTGGGTTCCTGCTATAATAGTTGTTGCATCTGGATCTGGTTTGTTGTCACCCGACCATTTGGTTACCTTTGTCATTCCATATGATATGAAATCAGCACAAGTTTGTTCCACCAACTGTATGGTTGGTACCGTAACCAACACTAATGCATTTTCGTTTTTTAAATTCTCTCTCAAAGACTCTATTAATCCTGCCATAATGAGAGTTTTACCACCAGCAGTTGGTATTATCACAACCCCATTACCTTTTTTCAAAGCCTTTTCGATAGATGTCTCTTGGTGCGACCGATATGTTAGGTCGAATCTTTTTATAATGGGTGAATCAAACCCTAAATTTTTTAATTGTTCAATCTCAACATCCAATTCCACCTGTATTTGATTTGCTTGTAAAAAAGCAAGAACATTATCTAATAAACCAGAATCACACTTACCTGATGGTGTAATTGCATAGACCCTGGGTTGAGAAAACCTAGAATTTCTTCTAAATGCTGGATTTGGAGCAGAAAACCTATCACGTATTCGGTTTAATACAGAACTATCACAATTTAATTGTAATTGTTGTTTTGTTTTATTGGAATACTCGATTTTAACCATATTATGTTGTTTCGAGTTTTTCCAAATCTACGGCATTTTTGATATCGTAAGTTAATGATCTACATATATTTTCAACCTTTTCAAGATATTCAATGATAATTTCGGTTTCTTTTATTTGTTCATCTATTTTTAATATAGAATCCGAACTTTCTATTTTTCTATCTAATGCTGCTTTTGGTAAATTGGAAGGTATTCCACTATCTTGTAATGTTTTTAAAACATCTGCTTTTAAATGTTTTTTCTTAGTCTCTAAACTACTTTTAAGTCTCTTTTGATCTATTAGTCTAGCCACCCACTTATGTTTAATAGCAGGAAGCATTAATTGCTTCTCTAATAGATTAATTCTATCTAAAACTAGATCAGAATTAATCTCATGTTTAATTTTTTCAAAAAAATCCATAAGTTATATAATAAATAGATTATATACTATGATTAATAAATATCAAGAGCTTGTAAAAAAATTGTTAGAAAATAATTCAGTGTCTAATGTTATGGGTACTGCGCAAACATCTGTATACAATTCAAATGATCCAGTAAGTAAAGATACATACGAAAAAGGATATAATATAAAACCAACTTTATTAGGTTCTAAAGTTATAAAAAGAAAATTTCCAGAACTATTAACTAAAAAAACAAAAAAAAATAAAAAATGATAGATTCTGGACATTGGATATTAAGCGAAGGGGTAGTAATAGACGAAACAACATTTGGTTTTTTATATGAAATAACAAATAATATAAACAACAAAAAATATATAGGAAAAAAACAATGCATATCCAGAATTAAAAGGAAACCCTTAAAAGGTAAAACTAGAAACCGAATAGATTTTAAAGAATCCGATTGGAAAACATATACTAGTTCTTCAAATGATTTAAACGAAGATATAAAAAACCTTGGAAAAGAAAATTTTACCTTTAAAATATTAAGAACATGTAATTCTAAATGGTCATTAGCTTATTTTGAAATAAAAGAACAGATTGACAACGATGTTTTGTTGAGAAATGATTATTACAATGGCATAATTAATGTAAGAATTGGAAATGCACCAAAAATAGAGTTGGATATTTATAAAAATAAAGTAATTATATAGTATGAGTTGTATTTATTGTGATTCCAAATCTTATGGTAAAGGGTGTATTTTCTCACCTACCAACACTCATGTACACATGGATAACCACAGTAAATGTATTTATTGTTCATCTAAGTATGTAGGAAGCGGTTGTTTATACAATCCCTATGGAAAAAACCATGTCAAATCCCCAGAGTTCACAAACAGAATACAAGAACAAATAAAAAAATCTTCCGTTCTATCTTATTTATACGAAAAAGTTAAAACCTTATCCAATACAACCACGCTATCCCCTCTCAACAGATTTTACAAAAGACTTTCAGAGATAATTAACAATAGTGGACAACCCTTGTTGGAAGCATTTGAATTGCAAAATAAACCAACGTTTGATAACATATCAAAACAACAGTTTATGGAAGCTATTAATGTTAAAAATAAATTAGTTGAACAATACTCCGATATTAACAATACAATCACGAAAGCAAATTTATTTTTACCTAGCGAAATAGTGGAAGAAATTTTAATTGATGCTATTATAGATAGCTGTGATAGAACAAAAGATTAAAAATTATTTTTCATATTATTTAAAAGAAAACGTATTAGTTTTTGATATTTCTTGTTATATAGATGAACTGTCTGTTCATGTATTAGATTTTGCGTATGATTGGGATCTTTTTAAAAACGGTTTAATTAAATGTAGCGACAAGTTAATAAAAGAATTATTACAACGTAAAATAAAATCTGAATTGGAAGATTTTATAAAAGTTTCAAATGAAAACAATTGTAAAATTTTATCATATTCATTCGATACAGCAAATGTAAAAGAATGGCATAGTTTTTACGAAGAACCAAATAAAATGACAAAAATGTGTAAAAGTATTTGTAAAAAAAATTTACCCAATTTTGTAGAGTTTAAAACTAATAAAAAATTATTTACAAATAAAAAAGGGTCGTTTTTGAATTTTACTTGTATTATACCTTCGGGAGAAGATGAAGAATTTTTGTTAAAAAAACTTGACAAATTAAAAAATATTAATAAGTAGTTTTGGTATTTCTTTATTATTAGGTAATTTTAAATAAAATTGAAAAACCAGTTGACATTTTTTTTATAGGTATTATAATTCTATTTATAGAGAGAATAAATTAAGAATATATTAGTAATATTTCTTAATATTTATGAAGTCTTTTTTAAATTTACTAATTCTTTTACCGCATCTTCAAAAGAAAAATTTTTCAAACTTGGTTTTACTGGCGGTGTGTGATTTATATCATTATATATTGAATCAATTTCTTTAAATTTGTTAAATCCAGCATCTTATTCTCATTTAAGATTAACAACATTGGCAGTTGGTGGAACATCAACTTTTAATAATTTGAAAAACGCTAATACCTCAGAAAAAGCACAAAGAACTAGTATTGACTATTTAGCAGTAGGAATTCCAATGGGGAAATTTGGTGCAGCTTTTGGATTG